ACCGGGGCCGGGATAAAACACAAAAAACCAGCGTGGCCACAAAGGCCGCGGGGATTATCAGAAAGGGGTTACAGAAGATATATGGCAAAGCAGGAAACAATCAATGTCAACGGCCAGGAATACGTGCTGCAGAGCGTGAGCCCGCAGTGGTATATGGATAACCTGGATCGTTTCGGGCGGGGAAAGAATACCGCCAAGTACATCGACCAGCTCATCCGCAACGTAGTGGTCTCTCCCGCCGAGGTGGCCGCCGATGGGATCGACTATTTCAATAAGCGGGAGGACGTCGCCACGCCGACGCTGCTGGTGGAAGAAATCGAATCCTTTCTGGCGCGTCCTGTCAAACCGGGAAACGGCGAGAAAAAGGGCCCACCGGCACCGTAACTTTTGGGAGCTCATCTTCCGTACCGGCGCCCTCACCTATCAGGACATAACGGGGATGCCGGCGGAGGAGTATTTTGAGCTGGAGGAGGCCCTGGACCTTTGGGAATCCGAATGGAAGCCCCGGCCGCCGGCCTGCCCGCTTGTGAAAGGGAGGTGATCGTTTGGCCGACAAGGAGACCACCTATAAAATAGAGATGGATACCAGCGAAGCGCAGCAAAAGGTGGAGGAGCTGGACGGAAAAACGAAAAGCCTCCGGGAGCGCGTGGAGGATGTCGGCAGCGCTGGCCGCTCCATCGGCGACGGGATCGCCGGCGGCGTGGGCCAGGGTATGGGCTCCCTGAACAGCCTGGGCGGCGCCCTCGGTTCAGCCGAGAGTGCCGCTTCCGCTTTAGGCAGCGCCGGCGCCGCAGCCGGCGGACGGATGCGGTCCGCTTTTGAAAATGCAGCCGACGCATCCGACAGCATGGGCAGCTCTTTCACCAAGAATTACACCAAAGCCAAGGAAGCCGGAAAAGGCTTTGGGGAGAGCATCCGCACCGGCGTTGTGGGGGCTGTGGACACGGCCAAGAAAAAGGTGTCCGGGTTTGTGAAGGATACCGTCGCCGGCGCCAAAAAGATCGGAGATTCTTTCCTTCATCCAATACAGACCATTAAAAGCAAATTCACTGGCGGCATGAAAGATGCTTCCAAGAGCGTTGACCAGGTCGGTGACGAGGCAAACCGCACTGAAAAGGACCTCGACAAGATGGGCAACTCCGGCGAGGGCGCCGGCAGCAAAATCAAGAGCGGCTTGGGAGGCGCCTTGAAAGTGCTGGCCGCTGTGGCCGCTGTGGCTGTGGCCGTCACCGGCATAGCAAAATTTGTGACGGCGGCCATGGACGCCAGCAAAGCCGCGGAAAATATCAGCCACTCTTTCAACCAGACCTTTGGGGATAACGCCCCGGATGTGGAAAGCTGGGCGGATAACTTCTCCAAAGCCGTACACCGGAGCGGTACCGAGGTCAAAAGCTTTCTGACCTCCAACCGCCAGCTATACGAAAGTATGGGCATCACCGGAGAAGCGGCCAGCGACCTCTCAAAAATGACCACCTCCCTCGCCTATGACCTGGGTAACTTTGCAGGCATTGACGATGTGGAGGCATTATCCAAGCTGCAGGACGCCATCGGCGGCAACGCGGCGGCTCTCTCAGACTTCGGCGTCCGTCTGGATGACGCCACGCTGAAGCAGACGGCTATGGGCATGGGCCTGGGTGGAAACCTGGACGCCATGGACGAGGCCGCCCTGGCGCAGGTCCGGTTCAACTCCATCCTGGAGCAGACCGGAGACCTGCAGGGGAACGCTTCAAAATCCCTGGGCGGGCTGACCGGCGGCATGAAAGCCGTCAAGGCTGTCTATACCGACTTTTTGGAAAAGGCCGGCGCCAAACTGGCCCCGACTTTCGACAAGCTCTTCGGCGTCGTACTTGATGCCTGGCCGAAAGTGGAGCCGGCACTGATGTCTTTTGCGGATTTGCTGGCTAATGGGTTTGAACAGGCGGCTCCCATCCTCGGGGACTTCGCAACAACCCTGCTGCCCCAGGTGCTGGGGCTGGCCGGCGAATTTCTTCCCATCCTGGGGAATATCGGCGGGCAGCTGCTCCCGGTCCTTTCCCAGGTGCTGGGCACCGTTGCCCAGGCAGTACAGCCGCTGCTGCCCCTTATTTCCACCCTGGCAAAAACGTTGCTCCCGCCCCTGGCCCAGCTCTTCGGGATGCTGGTTGAAAAGCTACTCCCGCCGGCAGCGCAGCTGCTGGGAGCCCTGTCTCCCGTCATTGACGCCCTGTCCCCTGTTCTGCAGGTAGCCGCTTCCGGCATCGGCCTGGTGGCCGACGCAATATCGGGCCTGATCGGCTGGTTGACAAAGGGCATCGAAAAGGTGAGCGAATTTGCACAGAAGATCAAAGATTCCCCGGTCGGCCAGTTTGCCGGCGGTATCGGGGAAAAGATCAGCAGTATAGGCAACAAGGTTTTTGGTGGCAACGCCAAGGGCACAGACAACTTTGAGGGCGGTTGGACGCGGATCCATGAAGCGGGCGGTGAGTTGATCCACAACAAAGACGAATCCGGTGTCGCTTTCCTACCCAAGGGCAGCGCCGTCATCCCCGCCAGCAAGACCGACGAGATCCTTTCCTCCAGCGAATCGTCCGGGGGTAAAATCATCAATATCACCAATCTTTTGCCGGCGGCAATGCAGAATGCCGGAAATGACGAAAAAAAGACCCCGCTGGAGCGGGCGGCGTCCAAATTGGAACAGATACTTCCCCAGCCGATCCGGGATTGGATTCCCACCGTTGTAGAGGGCAATCCGCTGCTCAACAAGGCAACCACCCCTACTAATGAACCGGACCGCGATGATCCTCCGAAAAAACCGGATGACGGCGGGACGGGCGGAGGCGGGCATCCCCCGCCTCCGGCGCCGGATCCGGGCCCGACGCCGGCAGCTGCCGGTGGGGAAACCGTTACCCGGCGAATCATTGAGCTCCGTGTCACAGTCAGCTCCCCGGACGGCACCGTGCCGCCGGAGGTCCTGGAGCAATTCCGGGAGATCGCAAAAGACGCGGCGCGGGAGGCTTACCAGGAAGAGCAGGACGCGGAAATCAACAATCTGGCCATACAGAATGGCTATGCGGGATAGAGGAGGTAGCTTTTCATGGCATATACCCTGCGAGGAAAATACGGCACCGTCCGGTTCAACGATTACGGCACCGTTAAGACTGAAAGTAAAACGCTCAGTGGAAAGCTTACCTCATATCCCATAGAAAAAGGCTCCAAAATCACAGACCACTTTGAAAAGGACCCCGTAAAGGGGTCCATTCAAGGTGTCCTCATCGGTGGCGGCGGAGCGGTGGCCACCCTGGAAACCATGCTCGGCAAAGGCGATATTCTGACCTACGACGGCAGCTACCGGATGACAAACATTGTTCTCACACAGCTGGACTTCTCCACGGATTCCTCCAACAAAAAAGGCTTTTCTTTCACCGCCAGCTATACCAGGGCGGATATTGTGGGCGCTCAGTATGTGCCCATCGGAGAGGCTCCGCTAATGAGTGAGCAGGATACCGGCAAGAGCTCCGCCGCCAAGGGGAGCGGGAAGCCGGCGCAGGACGGCCTGCAGACCACTACTTCCGAAACCATATCCAGCAGCGCATATGCTGATTATATAAATACATTCAACAACAAACAGACGCCCAACGCGGGGCCCTCTTCCAGGGCAACGCCCACTTACACAGGTTATTAAAGGACGGTGATGCAGGATGGCTATACAGCTTCTGGACCTGGGAAAAACGGTGGAGGTCATTCCGGTAAACGCCGACAAAATCCCCTATGCCTTTTTAATCAAGCTGGAGGACCATACCTATAAATTCACTTTTAAATACAATCAGATCGGCGGCTTCTATACTGTTGATCTGGAGACGGCCAACCAGGTGCCGCTTGCTTACGGCGATGTCATCCGTTACGGCAGGCCGCTGTTTGGCCCGGTAGAAAATGAGAACTTCCCGCTGCCGGTCATCATCCCCGTTTGCCCCGGTGGAAATGAAACGGAGGTCACACCGGAGAACTTGGGAAAGACTGTAAAGCTGTACCTGTTCCCGCGGACCGGACTGGAGGAGGATGCGGTATGAGCTTTTGGATGCGGTCCGGTACCCTGCAGGTGGGACCCTATAAATACAGCCTGGATGACCTGGTTTTTGCGTTTGAAGTCCCCTTTGAGGACAGTGAGCAGCTCATGGTCACTAAGATCACCATTTACAACCTTTCTGAAGCCACCCGGAACAGTATCCGGAAAAACCATCCGATCATCATCGACGCCGGATACGAGGGGGACATCGGCGTCATCTCTGTGGGTAAAATCTCCAGTATCAGCAGCAAGCACCAGGGCCTGGAATGGATCACCACCCTCACGGCCACCGAGGCCATGGAGGAGTGGCTCTCCAAAAAGGTCAACAAAACATACGCCGCCGGCATCGATGCCAAGAGCATAATCAAAGACCTGCTTAAAATTTTCGAGATCGAAGTATCCCGCATTGAGTTGGCCGTCAACAAAACATATCCTCGCGGAAAGGTGTGCAACGGTCCTGTGCGCAGCCAGCTGAAGGAGATTATCACCAGTGACTGTAAAAGCATTTTTCTGGTGCGGCACGGTCAGGTGATTATCCGGGATCCCGGCAAGGGCACCCCCATGGGGGTGCTGCTGTCACCGCGCACCGGGCTGCTGCTCTCCACCGAGGACGCCGACACCACCGATATCACCGCTCCCCAGGATACCCAAAAGGCCAAGGACCAGAAAACCCAGGTACAAAAAACCATCAAGCGGAAAAGCCTGCTCAATTACCGCATAGCACCCGGAGACACCATCCGCATCGAGGATGAAGCGTTAAACGGTGAATTTGTGGTAAAAAAGGGTACCCATAAGGGAAACCGCAGGGGTGATTGGATTACAAATGTGGAGGTGATACCGGCGTGAGCGGCTTCTCAAAAAAGTATCAATATGAAGAAGCGCAGAAAACTACCCTGGCTGCCGAGATTCATGTGGGGGATCTGGTGAAAGTTATCAAGTTTGACCCCAAGGCCATGACGGTGGACGTCAAGCCCATCACCCAGCGGCTGACCGGCGGCGAGTATGCCGGGCCCTCCCAGGTTCTGAAAGTGCCGGTTGTCGGCATCCGTAGCGGCGGCTTCCTGTTCCGGCCCTGGTTCAAAAGCGACGATGTGGGCGCCGCGCAGTATATGGACAGCGACATTGACAAGTCTATGGAAACCGGGGGCGAAAGCAAGCCCAACACCGAGCGACACCACTCCGACAGCGATATGGTATTTCACGGTGGCGTCGTGGCCGGCGGCTGGCAATGCCCCGATCTGCCGGACGGCCTGGCCCTGGCCACCGAGGATGGTACCATTTTCCTGGTGATCACTGAGGATAAAATTCTGATTCAGGGCGATGTCATCATGGATGGAGACCTGACCGTCAACGGCAATATTACCGTCAAAGGCGGGGATGTGGTGGCTGACGGCGTTTCCCTTAAAAAGCATACCCACCAGTGTCCGCATGGCGGCAATACCAGCCCGCCACAGTAATTCGGAAAGGAGACGCTCATGGCACACTTCACGCTGAAACTGGAGCTGGAGAACGATACCAGGGACATCATGTTTGACGAGGACGGCCTCTTGGAGACCATTGAGGGAGACGCGGCCACAGCACAAAATATCACCAACACCCTCAACGCATGGAAGCCGGAGTTTATCCTGGACGAAACCCATGGCACGGAATATGACCGGATCCTCTCCCATGATTATTACGATGTGTCCGGCGGCGAGGCCGAGGAGGCGTACCGGGAAGCCATTCTGCAGGAGAACCGTGTTTCCATTATCAAAAATCTGGAGGTACCCGTCGGGGACCGGGCCGCAGAGGCCACCTTTGAAGCGGAGCTGGCCAGCGGTACCCTAATACGAAAGGAAGGAGCGGAGGTGGTGAGGATTGTCTAATATCAATGATTTAGGATTGACCGAGCTGGGATTCCGCCGGCCATCCTACCATGAAATACTGGACGGTTTTGAGCACCAAGCAAAAGAGAAGTTCACTACAGATGGCAAAACTCCGGACCTCACGGTCCGCTCCCCCATGGGTATGTTTCTCCGCATATGGGCCTGGATCGTCAATCTGTCATTCCAGCTGCTGGAGGACGTTTACAAC